ATGACGGTGCAGTCCTACAAGGACAGGTTCGACGACGACCCCACGACGTGGCCAAAGATGGTCAACTTTATTCAGTTCGACTGGTCCACGCCTGACGTGGTCTACATCTGCGAATATTACTGCAAGGAACAAGTCACCGAGACGTTGCGGATATTCCGCTCGCTGGACGGCGAGGAGACGAAATACACCGAGGCCGACTTCGAGGACGATCCGGAGCTCGAGCGGATGCTGCTTGCCACGGGAAGCGTCGAGGTCCGCGAGAGGAAGATCAAGAAGCAGAAAGTCCACAAGTACCTGCTCAGCGGCGGCAAGGTGCTGGAGGATTACGGGCTGATCGCCGGGTCAGAGATCCCGATCATCCCCGTCTATGGCAAGCGCTGGTTTGTGGACAACATCGAGCGGTGTCAGGGCCACGTTCGCCTGGCGAAAGACGCGCAACGCTTGAAGAACATGCAGCTTACGAAGCTGGGCGAAATATCGGCTTACTCGACGGTGCAGAAGCCGATCTTTACCCCGGAGCAGGTCGCCGGTCACGAACTCGCCTGGGCCGAAGACAACATCAAGCGTTACCCGTACCTGCTGGTCAATCCGGTCACCAATGCGGACGGCGGCGAGCAGCCCATGGGCGCGCTGGATTACACGCGGGCACCTGAGATCCCGCCGGCCATGGCGGCGCTGTTGCAGATCACCGAGCAGGATATGCAGCAAATCCTCGGCACCCAGCAGGCTGGCGAGATCATGCAGCCGAACATGAGCGGCAAGGCCGTCGAGCTGATACAAAACAAACAGGACATGCAGACGTTTATCTTCCTCAGCAACTTCGGGAAGGCGGTCAAACGTTGCGGCGAGGTCTGGCTGTCAATGGCGCGCGATGTCTACGTCGAGCCGTCACGCAAGATGAAGGCCATTCAGACAACCGGCGAGCCGCGCACGGTGGAGCTTGCACGCCCGATCGTCAACAAGGACACCGGGGCGATCGAGACGGAGAACGACATTGCGGAAGCCAAGTTCGATGTGGCGGTGGATGTGGGGCCGTCCACGACCAGCCGGCGCGCCAGCGTTGTGCGCGCCATCACCGGCATGATGCAGATCACGCAGGATCCGCAGACGCTGTCCATTCTTGGCTCGATGGCCATGATGAATATGGAGGGAGAAGGGCTTGCGGACATGCAGCAATACTTCCGCAAGCAGCTGTTGAAGCAGGGCGTGATCGAGCCGAACGAAGAAGAAGCCGCGGCGATGGCGGAAGAACTGCAAGCCATGCAGGACCAGCCCGACCCGCAAAAGGAACTGGCTGAGGCACTGGCAACGGAAGCCAAGGCCAAGGCGTCGCTTGCCATGGCGAACACTGAGAAGACGCTGGCCCAGGCCGAACAGGTCAGGGCCGAGACAATCGACACGTTGCACAAGATCGGCATGGAGCCGGGCGCAACGCAGGCCCCGCCTGCACCAGAGGCGCCAGCCGTTCCGGACGAGCGCACGCAGCTAGAGCTCGAAGCCATGCGCCTTGACAACATGGAACGTCAGGAAAAGATCACGGCGGCGCGGGGCAAGGTCGAGCAGATCAATGCCGATCGAGAGGCTAACAACACAATGGCGCAGGCTGCGTCGGCCATGCAGCAGGCGGTGACAGGCCTAAGCCAGAGCGTGTCCGTAATTGGTAACGCGGTGGGCCAGATGAGCCAGGCGGTCGGGCAGTTTGCACAAGTGACGTCCGAGAACTCCGACAAGGCAATCAAGGCGTTGTCGCGTCCCAAGCGTGTCGTGCGCGAAAAGGGCCGGATATCCAGAATTGAAACCGAGGGAGACGACTGATGCCCGCGGGTAACTGGATTGTTTTCAACCGCGCCAAGCTGAAGCTGGCGAACGGTACGTTCGACCTCGACACGCAGACATTCAAGATGGCGCTAACCACGTCATCGCAGGCGCTTGATGCAACGTTCGTTGGCACATCGACCGATTGCCGATATGCGGACCTCACGGCGGAAGTGGTTGGCACCGGATATGTCGCAGGCGGCAAGACGCTGGTTGCGACGTGGACGCAGGCGACGGGAACGATCACGTTTGACGTGGATGACCAGGCTTGGACCAGCAGCACGATCACTGCGAAATACGCCGTGATCTACGCAGACAACACAAACGACGACCTGTTGTGCTTTGTGGATCTTGAGACAGGCGGCGGGTCAGTCAGCACAACGGCCGGCACGCTGACAGTGACAATCAACGCCTCGGGCGTCTTTACGCTGGCATAAGGGACAGACCATGCAACAGGGATATATCGCAGTCCTTCTTAACTCGATTGCGGACGGCTCGGCGCTCACCAACACCACGACGGCAACATCGATCCTTCCGGTCATCGCCAAGCCGACGCTTCCCGCGAACTACCTGTTTGCGGGCAAGATGTTCCGCGTTACGGCAACGGGCAGGATCAGCACGGTTGTGACGACGCCCGGCACGCTGACGCTGGATCTTCGCTTGGGTTCGGTTAACGTGTTCTCGTCGGGCGCGATGACCCTGAACACAACGGCGCAGACTAACGTCAACTGGATTTACGAAGCCATGTTTACGGTTCGCGCGGTCGGTGCAACCACGACGGCAAACGTGCTTGGCCAAGGATCGTGGCAAAGCCACGCGGTCATCGGATCGCCAGCCCCGACAGCGGGCGGCGCGGGAGAGCACATCCTGCCATACAACGCAGCCCCCGCGGTCGGCACAGGCTTCGACTCGACGGCGGCGCAGCTCGTGGACCTGTTCGCGACGTGGTCAGTCGCCTCCGCGTCCAACTCGATCACATGCCATCAGTTCCTGATTGAGGACCTCAACTAGGTCATGCCCAGCATCGGCTCACTCACGCAGCGACCGCGTCAGATGACGCGATTTGGCGCAAACGTGTGTCCGATGACGAACACGGGCCTGACCAAACTAGGCGCGAATGGGGGGATGGAATACATTGAGCTAGGCCCGCGCCGTGTGCCTATGGGCGGCATCGGGCATTCGCTGTTCTCCACGCCGCTACTCAAGGCCCCGCAGTTTACAGGCACATTTTCGCTGTCTGGCGTGACGCGGGACAGCGCTGGGGTGGCGCTGGCCAATTGCGTGGTGGACCTGTTCCTGAACTCAGAGGACACGCTTGTAGCGACAACCACGTCGGACGGATCGGGGAACTACAGGTTCATCGTAAACGGCAATTCGCAGACTTATTTCGTGCGGGCCTACAAGGTTGGATCGCCTGACGTTGCGGGCACGAGCGTGAACACGCTGACGGCTGTCTATCCGTGAGTGACGTTCGGCTATTTACGGTTCCGAGCGATGCCAACCAGAACGATGTCAGGCTGTATCCTGGCGTTGTAAACACCGCGCTGACGCCTGATCGTGGCCTGCTGACCCTGACCGGCTTTGCGCCGGCGGTTGTCGCTAGCGCCTTGCTGGCGCTGGGTGTCGGATCGCTGACGCTGACCGGCTTTGCGCCAACGGTCACAACAGCCGCAACGCCGGTAAATGTAACAGTGACGCCCGGCGCTGGCGCGCTGGCCTTGCAGGGCTACGCCCCGACAGTCACGGCTCAAGTCAGTGTGTCCGTCACAACAGGCCTGGGCGCGCTGGCCCTGACCGGATATGCCCCTACGGCAAGCGGAGACGTGCCGCAGATTGTCGGCGGCGGCGGGCCGGGCAATCAGGGCCAGAGAGCGCCCCCAGCCAGGCGCAGCCAGGCGCACGAATGGGAGCTTGAGCTACAGCAGGCAGCGCGGCTGGCCAGCATTGCCAGAGAGCTGGCAGCGTCGGATCGCCCGCAGGCGCGGCGGATTGCAAAGAAGCTCGAGGATTACACCGGCGACGTCCAGCAAGCCGAAAGCCTGCGCCGGGAGATTGCCAAGCTTGAGGCGGTGCAACGCGAAAAGCAGTTTCGCAGCGAGATCGAACGCCAGAAAAGCCAGGATTTGCAAGACGCGGCGCGGGAACTGGATGCCATACTGGCAGACGATGAAGACGCGTTGGACCTGTTGATGGCAAATTATGAGGCGGAGGCAGATTTGCTGTTGGCCGTTTTTGGGATAGGACGATTGATTTAGCCGGTCCACCAGTCAGCCGGAACAAATGACTGAGCAAGGAAGCGCCACGATGTTTGAACCAGACGAGAAAGAAGTCATTGACCTGGAACCGGCGGCCGAGACGGCCCCGGACCCCGTTGTGGAGGGCGAGACGCCCCCAGCGGAAGCGGAAGAGACTGAGCTTGTCGTCAGCATTGGTGACGAAGAACCGCCGAGCGAACCTGAGATACCAGAAGGGGCTCCTTCTTGGGTCAAGGAAACGCGTCTAATCTCTCGGGCAAAAGAAAAGGAAAACCGCGAGTTAAGCCGGCGTATCAAGGAATTGGAACAAAAACTCCAGCAGCAAGCGCCAGTCGCGCAGGGTGAGACGACTTCCGCCCCGCCGCAAAAGCCAACGTTGCAGGATGTGGACTATGACACGGGCGCTTATGAGGCGAGGCTTGATGATTGGTACAAGGCCAAGGCCAAGTTTGATCAACAGCAAGCCGAACTGCAACGCAAACAGGACGACATCAACAAGGCCTGGATAGCCAAGATAGAAAGCTACAATACCGCCAAGGCAGAACTCAAAGTTCGCGACTTTGACGACGCTGAAGCGGCCATGATGGATACGCTATCGGTTACCCAGCGCGGAATTATCCTTGATGGAGCCAAAAAGCCTGCAATCGTAATGTATGCGCTCGGAAAAAACCCCAAGAAGGCCGCTGAGCTGGCGGCCATCGCAAGCCCAATCGCATTTGCTTTCGCAATTGCAGACTTGGAGAAAGAATTGAAAGTTACACAACGCAAGCCATCGGCGCAACCCGAACAGCTCGTGAGCGGCAACGCTCCGAAGTCGGGATCCGTCGATAACACATTGGAACGACTGCGCGACGAAGCGGCGAAAACGGGCGACCTTTCGAAGGTCATGGCCTACAAGCGTCAGCAAAAGCGCGGATAACAACAGGATAAGGAACGAAATCAATGCCTAACGGCTTTAGTAAGGAAGAAAGGGTCGCTTTTGAGAACATTCTCGAAGGCTTCCAAGACGCTCTAGTCCTCTCCCGCAACGTCGCTGTGTTCAACACCGACCAGACCACGATGGAACGCACCAACAACATCATGTGGCGCCCGCAGCCGTACATCGCGACGAGCTACAGCGGCACCGACATGACGACCAACTTCGACGACTACACGCAGCTGTCTGTTCCCGCGACGATCGGCTTCTCGCGTTCGGTTCCGTTCGTTCTGACGGCAACCGAACTGCGTGACGCCCTGCAGGAAGGTCGCCTCGGCGATGCTGCCAAGCAGAAACTGGCCAGCGACATCAACGTCAGCGTGATGACCGTGGCTGCAAACCAGGGCACGCTTTTCGTCAAGCGCTCTGCCGCGGCTGCTGGCTTTGATGACGTCGCCTTGTGCGAGGCCATCATGAACGAACGCGGCGTGCAGATGGAGGACCGCTACCTCGCTCTGTCAACGCGTGACTATAACGGCATGGCGTCCAACCTCGCCACGTCAACGCGTTCGTTCGGCAACGGCATTTCGGATCAGGCGCTGCGTGCTGGCTTCGTTGGCCGGGTCGCCAGCTTCGACACTTACAAGCTGGACTATGCCAACCGGAAGACGGCTGCGGCCGGCGGCGGTGGCCTGACCATCAGCACGCTTGTAGCTGCTGGCAACTACTGGGTTCCGAAGGCGACTTCGGTTGCCACGACCGGCGAGACGGCGAACGTTGATAACCGCTACCAGACCATCACGATATCTTCGACAACCTCCGTGGCGGCAGGCGATGCGTTCACGATCGCCAACTGCAACAGCGTCCACCTGATCACCAAGCAGGACACCGGCCAGCCGATGACGTTCCGCGTTATCAGCGTTCCGTCCTCGACCACGCTTGTGATCTCGCCGCCGATCATCTCGGCGCAAGGCGCATCTGACGCTGAAATCCAGTACCAGAACTGCACCATGACGGCGACGTCCGCCACGGCTGCGATTACTTTCCTCAACACCGTTACCAATTTCATGAACCCGTTCTGGTTCAAGGACTCGATCGAAATCCTGCCGGGTCGCTATGCGGTCCCGACGGATGCCGGCGCGAGCGTCATGCGTGCGGCGACTGATCAGGGCATCGAGCTCGTGATGCAGAAGCAGTACGACATCAACACGATGCGCACCAAGTACCGCCTCGACACGCTTTACGGCGTGGTCAACAAACAGCCCATGATGAGCGGTCTCATCATGTTCAGCCAGACCTAACGGAGCAATCGCACATGAGTTTTTTTCTCACCGGCGGCGGCCGTGTCTCCGTCACTCTGACCGCAACGCAAAAGCTTGCAGTCGCATCGCAGGGCCTGGTCACCGTCTATCGCACCAGCGGCTTTGCAAACTATCCGGACAACACGACCCTGATCGGCACCCTGATCAACACGCAGACCGTGTTCGGAACCTTCACGGGCGGCGCAACGCTGATCATCGACGCTGGCGGGGGCCTGTCGGCGCAGTACGAAGTCGGCACCGACCCGAACGTCAAGCAGTGGCGCACGGACAACGGCGTGCAGCCTGACGTCACGGCGAAAACCGTTGCGGTCACGCTGACGGCTGCTGAACTGCTCACGCAGATCATCACCGGCACGCACACAGCGGGCGCTACGCAGGCTTACACCCTGCCGACCGGCACCCTGCTGGATGCAGCGGCGACGTTTGACACCAACGAATATTTCGACTGGTCGCTGCTAAACCTGTCGGCTGCCTCGGCTGACACGATCACGGTCACGGCTGCGACGGGTCACACCATCGTCGGCAACCCGATTGTTCAGAGCGCGAACGCCTCGACTGGCGGCATCTACGGCAACTCCGCACGCTGGAGGACCCGCAAGACTGCGGCCAACACGTTCGTGTCCTATCGTATCGCCTAACCTCAGTGGGGCGGCTCACAAGGCCGCCCCATTTACTTGGGAGAGATCAATGCCGATCAAGAAGGGCTACAGCCCCAAGACAATTTCCAAGAACATTTCGACCGAGATGAAGGCCGGCAAGCCGCAGAAGCAGGCGATTGCCATTGCATTGAGCACGGCGAAGAAAGCAAAGCGGAAAGCGAAATGACCGATTTCCCCACCATCGTTTATCGCTGCCCTGGCGATTGGTTCGGGCCTCCGCACACGACATACCAGAGCATCGGCGTCACCGATCAGAAAGCCTTCGACAAGGCGCTGGCTGATGGCTGGTTTGCCACGCTGCCGGAAGCGGTTGAGGTGTTTCTGAACCCGGCGCCCGCGCGTGTGGCGATTGTGTCCGAGCCTGTCGACAACGCGCCGCCGACGCGGGACGAGATGCTGACCAAGGCGGCTGAGATCGGGCTTGCGGTGGATCGGCGCTGGTCGGACAAGACCTTGGCCAACAAGATCATCGAGGCGCTCGAGGCGCAGGAAGCGGCCGAGGCTGCTGCGCCGGAACCGACGCCAGAGCCGACGCCAGAAGCACCGCCAGAGCCAGCCCCTGATCCGGAGCCTGCATCGTGAGCTGGACAAAGCGCGAGCTCGTGCAGAACGCATTCGAAGAGGTAGGCCTTGCGTCCTACGCCTTCGACCTACAGCCGGAGCAATTCCAGGCTGGACTTCGTCGCCTCGACAACATGATGGCGACGTGGAACAGCCGCGGCTTGCGCATCGGCTACCCACTCGCGGACAATCCTGGCGATAGTGATCTGGATCAGGACGCTACCGTCACGGATGAGGCCATTGAGGCCATCGTCAGCAACCTTGCAGTCCGCCTTGCGCCGATGATGGGCAAGACCGTCTCGCCGGATACAAAGGCCACGGCGCGGTCGGCTTACATGGCGCTCCTGAGCCGCCGCTCAACGATCCCCGAACGCCTCATCGACATCAACTCAGTCCCGGCTGGTCAGGGCACGAAATACTGGCGCTTTAACGGCGACCCGTTCCTACAGCAGGAGGATCGTGGTTTAACGGTCGGGCCTGATGCAACGCTTGATTTTGAAAGCTGACCAATGACGGACATCAACCAGCTATCTACAGCGGACACGCTTACGGCGGGCGACCTCTTGCCGATCTGGCGCACGAATAACAGCGACACGCGCAAGACGTCGCTGACGGCGCTGACGACATACATGCAAAGCGCACTAACTTTTGCGTCGGCTGGACAATCTCAGTTTGTGGTGCAGTACGCGGCGCCGGTGGCCACGGGCTTTACAGTAACGCTGGTATCGACGTCTGATAACCAGTGGCTGATCATGTCGCCGCTGGCCACCTATGCAACCGGCACGATCACATTCCCGCCGGTTGCCGACCTCGCCGATAACCAGGAAATCCTAATCTACTCCACGCAGATCGTTACTGCCCTCACCATTAACGGCAACGGCGCAACCATTGCGGCATCGCCTGGCTTCATCACGGCGGGTGGATCGCTCCGGTTCAAGTATAACGCTCTGGCATCAAGCTGGTATCGTATCGGCCTAGTCTCTACGCCGCGCACGGTGACGGGCTCCACGGGCCTGACTGTGACCAATGGCGACGGGATCGCGGGCAATCCCACTCTGACGCTTGACGCCACGCTGGCAGGCATCTCGGCAGTGACGACTGCGGCGGACCAGCTTGTGTATTCAAGCGGCGTGGACACGTTCACGACGACGGCCTTTACGTCATTCGGGCGCACGATTGCGGGCAGCGCGCAACAGTCCACGACAGGAACATCAACAGGGTTTACAGCAGGCGGCGGCACGACCGCCACTGACGCCAGCACATTCACCGGCGCCACTGGCGCGACCGCCTATCGCATCAGCGACATTGTGCGAGCACTCAAGAACGTGGGGATACTGGCGCCATGATTGAGCAGGTTAAATCCATCCTGTCGGGCTGGGACAATGTCCGCTGCGAGGATAACGGAGCTTACTGGCTCGTTGCGGGCAGCTATCAGGGCCAAGCCCACGCAGGCACGCGGGCTGATCCGGTCAGCCTGGCGCATGATCTGGTGCAGCTTGCGGGCTCGTGGGTTGAGCCAGAGCCGGTTGACGCCTACAAGGCGCATTGGGACGCGGTGACGTCTGGCAAGCTGGTTGATGCAACGCCATTTGTTGACCCGCTAGTCGCTGAGAACGACGCCCTGCGCGCCCGCATCGCGGAACTTGAAGCGGCCCTGTCCGCGCCCGTCCTCGAGCTGTCCAGCCCAACCGAGCCGCCGGCCGAGGCCCTGCTGGAAGCCTATCCGGACGAGGATCACGCTGCGCTTAAGGCGCGCATCCTTGCCGAGTTCGCTTCGCTTCGGAACATGCTGATCGGGCAAATCCCGATGACGCACGAGCAGCTTGACCGCCTCGTTGCGCTTGAGCATCCGAAGTATCAGAGCTGGCTCCAAGGGGTAACACAATGATTGAGCAGACATTTGGCCCCGCCTATGGCTCTGGCGTATCGGTCGCCAGCGTGACGGCAACGTCAGCCTCAACGCAGATGGGCGTTGGCTCCAAGTCCATCGTGATCACGAACACTGGCACCAATAACGTCTATGTCCGCACCGGCCTGACGGGCCTGACCGCAGTTGCAGCGCAGGATTACATTGTCCTGCCATTGTCGCAGGTATCAATCAGCAAGCCGCAGGATCACACGCACGTTGCCTATGTGTGCGACACGGCGCTGACCTCAACCCTCCACCTGATCCCTGGCGAAGGCTTCTAGATGTGGCGTGCGCGCGACCGGACGCGGAACCGAGGCGGGACTAAATCCCTGCTTTCCGTTGCAACTGCCCAGCTTGGCACGGCGCCGCTGCATTATTGGGATTTCACGGCTAACCGGGCGCTGTTCAGCGGCGTGGACGTTGGCGCTGTTACCAGCACGCCAAACTGGAGTTTCGGCCGCGCGTCTACAGGCTACGCGCAGACGCTTGCAGGTACGCTAGTCAACTTTGGTTCTGGCGTTCCGCGCCGCACTGACAAGGGGTTGTTGGTTGAAGATGCCCGCACCAACCTTCTTTTGCAGTCGCAGACGCTTGCCACCGCGCCGTGGATACCGTTCCAAAGCAGCGTCACAGCAGACGCTACCGTTGCGCCTGACGGCACCACGACGGCAGATAAGCTGGTCGAAGACACAACGGCGGCGTCAACACACTTTCACCAGCAAATCGTCAACCTGACTGCTTCGGTGCAGACTTTCTCTATCTACGCCAAAGCCGCCGAACGGTCCCAGACGTCTATCTTTGTGCCCACAACCGCGTTTGCGGATGTTACCTTCCGGACGGCGTCGTTTAACCTGACGGGTGCGGGCTCTGTTTTCGCTTTAAGTGGGGCAGGGGCGACAGCCTCAATCGAGGCGCTGGCGAACGGCTGGTATCGCTGCATCCTGAACGTGCCAGCTACGCTGGCCGTTGCGGCAAACATACAGTACGGCATGCTAGTAGCTAACAACCCCACGTACACCGGCGACGGCACGTCTGGCTTGTTCTTGTGGGGCGCTCAGGTTGAGGCGTCCACAGCTCATTCAAGCTACATCACGACCACGACCGTGACGGCGACACGACAAGCAGACATTGCTTCTGTTTCCAGTCCCAGCGTAGACTACCCGATGACCATTTACAGCCAATTTAACCGCACCATAGGGGCGTTTCCTACAAACACAGTGTCCTTCACCGTTTCTGACGGCACCCAAAACAACCGCATATCAAACATCGTCTTGGCGACCACAAGTCAGTCAAACCCGCTAGTAGCTTCGGCGGGTGTAACACAGTACGGCCCCAGTCTATCCCCCGCTCTAGCGGCCAACGTAACAACCAAAATGGCGACGAGGGCAGGCGCAAGCAGCGCAAACTCTGCGCGCGACAACGTGTTGGACACAGCAACCGGCGCAATTTCTGTACCCGCCACCCCTACTGTCATCGGAATGGGGATAAACTCGTCTAATACAGGACAGCTCAACGGCTACCTGCTGCGCGCGGCGGTATTCAACACCGCGCTGGCTGATGCCGCCTTGCA